GCAAGCAAGTTTTCCATTGCTAGCAATGATTCTTTTTTAAAAGTCATATCATATCTTTTAGTATATTTAAGGTTTTCTTCTAACAGAGTAAATAAATATTCTGTAAGTGTGAGTCCTTCTTTACTAAGAAGGTCATCACCAAATTGAAAGTCGTAAATTTTATCTGTTAATGAAATAAGGTTTGGTTTTACTTTCCCATTCCAACCAACAAGTAGTGTTTTATCACCACGTGCACCAAATACAACGTTTTGATTACGTGTAGTTATTGGGGCAATAGCGTTATCTGTAAAAATTTGTCCATCAAAAAGTGTTTTAGCGTTATCTGTGTCAGCCTTTAGTCGTCCTGCTGTGGCTGATACTACTGCTGGGTCCTCTTGACTTACTTTTTCAACAATCTTTGCAACGTTTTGTGGACTAAAAGCCTTTTGTAATGTTTTGCTACCATTAATAGCAGCAGAGGTATCTTTAATATCCTCAAATGTTTCAACATCTTTATAGTTAGCAAGTCTTGCTTTATCTAAATCTTCAAATGCAGCAGTTTCTATCTCTCTACCTTTAGCAAAGAGTCTACCTTCTGCAAGGTTTGCTGCTGTTTCGCCTGCTGTTTCTGAGGCTTTTTGTAATTCATCTAAACTTTGTGATACAACTGTAGGAAGTTTATCTGCTTCTCCTACTTTTGTTGCAAAACCAACACTTGCTTTGAGTGCTTCTTCTGCTTTAGATACACCACGAAGTGCTTTAGGTAATGCACCACCTGGAATATATGTTGATGGGTCTAATGCTATTGTTTTGATAGCATCAATTGTTCCTGAAACAATATTGTAAGCGTTTGTGTTTGGGTCAATGCCAACACCGTTGGCTGCGTAACGACCAAATGTAAAAGCCTCGCCGTTAATTTTACCGTATGCTGATGCAGCATCGGCTTGTGCGCGACCTACTGAAGAGTTTGGGTCAACAAAGAAACCTGAACCTGAATCTACTTTACCGTCATCAAGAAAATCTGCCCATAGTTGGTTAAATGTTACATCAGGGTTTGCAAAAGGTAGAGGGTTTGTTGTTGGTGTTTCACCGTGTGCTCTAGCGTATGCGCGTCGTGCTAAGGATTCAGTGTATTGTACTGGTGCATTGAATGTTGCAAATCCTCCACGAACAAATCCTTTAAATAAACCGTATAAAGAATCTCTTACTCCACCTTTTTCTTTAACAGAATCTTTAAGTGAAGCAATTTCTTCATTACTTTTTTGTAATTGTGCAAGACCATCTGCTGATGCAAGACCTTGCATACCTGGTGTTGTTGAGTTCATTCCCATTGATGCTGAACTTACAATTGTGTCTAATGATAAACCTGGCATATTTTTTGTCAGGTCAGCAATGTTATCTGAAATCATCTTCCCAGTTGTTGGGTCAAGACGTGTTTTTAATTCTTCTAAAGCAATTCTGTTAACTTCAGATGTTGCTAGACGTGGAATAGAGTTGTATGCAACATCTGGTATTTCGTAAAATTGTGCGTTTCTGCCAACCATTACCTGTTAGTCCTATTCAAAACTTCAATGATTCTACGATTTTGTGGAGTTGGATATTGACTATAAATAGCGCGTGCTAATAGAGCAACATTATCCTGTGGGTTCATTGAGTTTTGAACAGGTAATTCAGATACACCAGCACCTGGACCAGCGTTACCACCATCAGTTACAGGTTGATTTGGGTATCGTGTTGGTTCTGATAATGATGTTACTGGTGGTAATTGTTGTGCATTCATTCCACCAATAAGGTTTGTTGACGGAAAAGTTGCTGCAGGTATTGCTTCTCCTGCTACTTCCGCGCCCATCTGTTGCTCCATTTGGGCTTTTCGGTCGCCATAGTCTCCACCTGTGCCGACTCTAACTGGCTGTGCCATTAATCCTCATCTTCTTCAACATATTTATTGTCAATTTCATATACTGCTGCGTCAAGCATCCCTTTAAGTTTCCATACTGGGGATTTACCGTCATCTATTACGTGTAAAAAATATTTACCATCTGAGTTAATCATCTCTACAACGGTTACAATACCTGTTGCCATACCACCCATTGGGTGTAAATCTTGTATCCAAGAATCTAATGCTTCTTGAAATTGTTTAACATAGTCAGGTTTAGTATCCCTATTCTCTGACATATGTTTTCCTTAAACTATTTGTTGGCGTTGAACTCTTGCTGACATTTCTGGTGAACCTGCTCCGCTTATTCCAGCCATCAATGTCATTAAGTCTGGTTGGGCTTGCATTTCAGGAGAGGCCCCAGAAGGGGCTGCGGCAGGAGCACTTGGGACGGTTTGCTCAACTGGAGGCACACCTTCTGGGGTGACTGGTGCAGGTGCAGGCGCGAAGGTTTCTAATACTGCATCTTCGATAGCCTTACCTTTGCGTCTTGCATCAATTACACGTGCAACTTTTTCAACAATTGGTGTTGGGTCTTGTCCACCAATTGCCATTTGTGGTATTGCTTGCGTTAGTGCATTGATAGAACCGTTGAGTGAGTCCCTTAGTTTTTCAATTTCTATGCGTTCAGTTTCAGAGGTCACGTTCATTGACCAAGGTAGTTCACGCATAACAAAATCTCTTGACACTAGGTTTGCACCTAATGCTTGTAAAGCAAATATTAAGGCTCGACCTGGGTCGAGTCCTGACATTAAACCGTAGCGTACTTCAATGTTGTAATCTTTTTTAATATCACGTGATGGTTTGTATTTGATTTCATATGGTGCACCTGCTGATACACCGTTAACTGTTTTATCAAAATCAAAAATAAGTTCATCCATACGGAAACATACTTTCATTACTTCTTGGAATGTTTCTGCTAAGATTTGTTGACCTGTTTTAATTTGTGTGTCGAATGCGCCTAGCAAAGCCTGTACGCCTTGCCCTGTGATTATGCTAGCGTCTATGTTGCCTGAACGACCTTCTGGATATCGTGAACCTAGGCGCATCTCTGATTGTAAAAGTTGTGACTCTGTGAATACTGCTGGAGGAACATTGTATTGTACACGACCAATGCCTGCAGGGTTACTGCTTCTGATTACAGCATCAGGTCCGAAAGAAAATTCTTGTACATCGTTTGGTAAAGCCAATGGTGCTTGAACAGATTTTTCTGCTGCTTCAAGTGCTAGGCTTGAAAAACGTGCACGTGCTAGTTGTACCCATAGAACATCATCAAATTGTCCACGTGGTTCACTGTCAATACCTGGTCTTACTGCTACACGTGTTAACATTTCACCAATTGGGTTTGGTGTGTAGGAAAGTATTGTGTTTTCACGAGCAGGAATGTATAACATTATTTGGTCTGCATCTTCGTAACGAATAAGTTCTAGTTGTGCAGAGTATGAACCTTCGGTTCTACCGTATGGTCCAAGTATTGCACGTTCGTATTCTGGGAACTCTGCAACAAGTTCACCAACTGTTTTCATATAACGTTTAGTGTAAGAAATTAATCTACCGAAACGGTCAAATTCTGGGTATGCGCCTAGAGGGTTATCTATGCGTATGCGTGGAAGTCCTGCTTCCATATCTGGGTCAACAACGAATGGTAGGAAACCGTATGAAACATACCAGTCAGCACCTGTGTACATTTGTGTTTGCAAACGTGAATGTTGAACATAGTTGTTTGCAACAAGTGTACGTTTGTCAGCAAAAGAACGAGCCTTATCGTTTGTGCTGTTGTAAACTGAACAGTTAAAAGATGGCAGTGGTGCTAAAAGTTCTGCAATGTCACGTGCAGCAATGTCAACAAAGTTTGCTATCATTGGTTTTGAGACATCAGGTGGGAACATATCAGGATATACGTCAGAAAGGTTGCCTCTACGTACATCAAGTATTTGACCCATACGTGTATCGCGGGCTTGACTTCTATACTTGAGCGCGGCTACACGGTCAAAGACTTGTTCAGGGGTAAGTGCCATTTTTCCTTCTAGACGTAGAATTGTTCAGATTGTTGTGAAGCGTACAGTTCATCAAGGTCAATTGTTATACGACTATCTAACTGTCGTTTAGTTGCCCATTTGTTTGGCATAAATTTTATTGCGTTGTTGTTTCTTTCAAGCCATTCACGGTTAACAAGTTCTGTGAACCATAAAGCCATAACTAAATCTGTTGGTTGACGTTTCCTTATATCTGGTTTCCAGACAATAAGTTGGTTAACTAATGCTTTGACACCTTCAGATTTTTCTGAAGATGGAAGTTCAATAAGGTTTGAGCCTTTTACAAATTTGTTTTGATTAGTCGTTCCAAAGAGGTTAGCCATCGATGCAACGCCAAAGCCGACGTCCCACTTGTTATTTCCAGTGTAATGCTCACGGAACTGTATTCCCCTTGAACTGAGAAAGTCACGTATCTGTTCATCTTTGGTAAGATATAATTGGAAGGCATTTTTCTCCACAACAACAACATTGGGTTGGTACTTGATAGTCCAATCCTCAATAAGGTTTTTAATTTTTTGGGGGGTGGGCTCTGTCATATTTAAAGCATCTAACACATAACGTTTACGTGTTGTCATTTCTGTGGCAACAACAACTGCTGCTGTTGCACCTTCCATTGCAGGGTCAATACCCATAACAATACGAAAGTTACCTTCTTTAGGATGTCCAGGTGCGTCAGAGTTTATGACACCTGTTTTACGCATACCGTTAACAGAACCTTGAATACATAACGCTGGGAATATGGCATCTTCTTCAACATCTTGTTGTTGATACACTGTAGCCCAAGTGTTAGGGGTTACTTCTGAGCGACGTTGGAATAGTGTAGGACCATCCCACTTTTGATATAAGCCATCAGCGTCGGGTGTGGTGTCCTCATCACCATCCCAAGGACGGTCACTTCTGGACCACAACGTCACCCATTCATTAGGGTTCTCCGCAAAATCCAATACTGCTGGCATAGCCAGATATGTGAAAGGGGATTTACCACCAGACCAATGTTCAGGATTACGGAGTTCACGATACAGGTCGTTAGACCCAATACGTGTACCTACAATCAACAGTTTACCGTTCTTACCCAATCGGGTAATAACTTCCTGTTGAAGCCATTTGATTTGCTTTTCCCACTCGTGGGCATTAGCACCAGTGATACAATCATCAAGAATAATTAAATCGGCGCGGGCACCATAAATTTGACCACCCATACCAAGGGCCTGAATAGTAGGGTCCTTCTCAGAAGAATCCCTAGCCTCGGAACCAAGATACACAGTGTCAGTGCGCCAAGTATCAGCATCCCCCTGCCAACCACCTTCAGGGCCAAACACTTGTTGCAACTTACCCCACCTAGGGTGAGACAAACGTTGCTTAATAGCGTAAACAAACTCGCGTGCCTTATACAAAGTCTTAGACACAATGATGATACGAACGTTAGGATTCATAGCAACACGGAACGTAGAATAATTAATAGTTACCGTAGTAGACTTGGCGTGCTCAGGAGGAACATTAATCAACAACCTGTTACGAGCAGAAGGCTCATACACCATACCAGGATGCAACCACTCAGGCTCACCCTGCTCCAACAAAGAAATAAAATTCCTTTGATGCGGAAAAACTTTCATATCTAAATACTTAGACGAAAAATCCTCAAACCCAATATCAAACTTATCAGAAGCCTTAGCCCCCGACCTAACAGAATCGCGCTCTGTCCGAGCGTTATCCAACTCTTCCCTAAACTGCTTATCAGACTTAACCCAATACTTCACAGTATCAGGAGAAACCCCAGCCACCTTAGACGCATCAGCATTAGTCATACCCTGCCCAATAGAAACAAGATAATCCTGCCTCTTCTGCAACGACGCAGCCTTACCGTGATGAAACTCCCCAGCCTTAGCAGCCATAAAAATCCCATCATAATTATATATATATAATAAAGCAGACTCTCCAAAGAGTCTGCTATAAACTACCCTACAGCCTTCAATACCAGGCTGAAATAAAAACCCTTACATATATACTAATCCGTTACCATACCATTTGGTAACGCAACAAAACAAAAAAACTTTTGAAAACCATATAACCGCAGGTCAGAGCAATACACAGTTGCAGGCAAATAACCCCAAAAAGTTAAAAAAGGGACTGTTGCGTCCTAGGGTTTTGGGGATTTAATACCCTCGGTTGGGGTTTTTGGCCTCGTAGGTTTGTTTGTGGGTTAACTATCTCCTGAGGTTGTCTAGTACGGCCTAGACACGAGGTTTTGTGAGGGAATTAGGGGGGTATTTGACCTGTGGGGGGGCATCGTGTAATGTCGTTAGTGTCGCTCCGTTAGAGGTTAAGCAAGGGCTCTCATTAGGCCTCGCACTCTCTCTCCGAGAACCAGGGCAATATGAAAGATAACTCCATAGCGTGATTACTTATTTGAGGTGTGCCTCAGCCGTCTAGGCGACTAGACGATTGAGGGGCATCTCAAATTGAGGTGCTTGTTGTATAGACACAAATGAGGTCATATATGTCAGGTAACACACAAGTAACAACCGAGGTCACACTTACCGAGGTAGTTGGGTTAGTAGTTAGAGCCCACTATTCCGAGCGTGCGATTGTGGATGCTGTTAATGCGTCTAAGACACCCATTGCTGATGCTTGCCTTGCAGTTATGCAAGCAACTAAACAAGGGATGCCATTGCGCGAGATTGTCGAACATCCTGACAATCAACTAAACGGCAAGGCAATCGTGGGCAAGGACACTCTCAATCGCTACCTAGCAATAGGTCGAATGATTGAGCGTGTGGGTGCTGATAAAGTTGATGCCGAGGGCATCAGCATTGCCGATATCAAGTTTAATCTTGATAATGGT